GTCGGTCACACAACTCTACGATATCGCAGATGACTTACACATTAGGTCACACAAGAACTTTACCCTACGACACAGCGCAGAAAGAATTAAGATATATACCAAAGAACAGTTCCCTCATAAGATTTATAAAGTAGACTTGAAATAATGCATGGACTATTATTTGGTGGGTTTAAGGTCACCTCTTTCTTCGAACAAAATAGCACTGGACTAAGAGTTTATGGAGAACCCGATTACTATCGTTCTTTTGGAAATCACAGAATCGCAACTCACCTAAGAAAACAAGGATGGGACATCGAATGTCTTGATTACCTTTGGAAATTTTCATATGATGAATTGACTGATTATGTCGATAAGAGAATTACTAAGGATACAGTATTCATCGGTGTAAGTTTACTTTTCTATGCTCAACTAGACGCAGTTGAGAACATTAATAAATTGTTTGATTATGTGAGAAAAAAATATCCGTGGGTTAAAGTAATTTCTGGTGGTGTGAAGGGCTATGCAATCACATGTGTAAATGCAGATTATTTCATTGCCGGTAATGGTGAGTATGCTATAGATGCTGTATTGAAGTATTTGATGGGTCAAGGAGAACCACCCAAAGAAACTACACTCGACCGACTTGGAACTAAGATTATTGATACGACAAAAGACTATCCATGTTACCCAAAGAGAGATGCGAATATTTCTTACGAGGAACGGGATTTCATTCAACCATACGAAACTCTAAATATCGAATTGGGTCGAGGTTGTCGTTTCAAATGTAAGTATTGTAGCTTTCCTCTACTAGGTCTTAAAGGCAATATGATGAGGGATGAGGAAAGTGTTCATGATGAATTAAAAGAAAACTATGAACGTTGGGGAATTGAAAGTTACTATATCACCGACGATACGGTGAACGATAGTAAAGATAAAATGAAAATGGTTGGTGATGCTGTTCGGAAATTGAACTTCCAACCTCAACTTAACGGTTACGCTCGAGCAGACCTTCTTATCCATCATGGTAAAGAGACATGGGACGATATGATTGATGCTGGATTTACCTCACATAGTTATGGTGTAGAATCCTTCAATCACGAGTCGGCTAAGACTATGGGTAAGGGTATGCATCCCGATAAGATGAAAGATGGTCTTCTGGAGATTCAGGATTACTTCTGGGAAAAAAGTCCGTATTTTTATGAAGGTTCTATGACCATGATTTGTGGTCTTCCACATGAGTCTTTTGAAACTCTAGATGATGGTAAGGAGTGGTTAAATACATATTGGAAAGATAATACTGTTGCATATCTACCATTATTTTTACAACAAGCGTATGGAACAGGTGATGGCCTCGACAAACTTGATGGTAGTATCACAGATGATTTTGTTAACATAGGTTACACATTCGAAGAGAACCCATCGTATAATACATTAACTCCATCTCTCAAAGCTATATTAGAAGAGGTGGAGAGACAGAGACAACAAAACCAGAATAATAATTTTCAAGTTGATATGAATTCTTGGATTCACCCTAGTGGTGATTATGGTTGGGTTGATGCTATTGATTGGTGTAGAGATTTCATCAGTGAAAGAGCTGAGAAGAAAATAGATTCAACATATTGTTTTGAGGGTGCTAATGCTTGGATGACTGAATATAAAAATGGTGATATAAGTGGTGTTAAAGATTATTATAAATCACCCGCAAAAAAACGAGCTAATTTACGAATACGAGATGAATTTATAGAAGAATATAAAAGAAGTAAACTCTCGTATAAATAATTATTTAATGAAGGAAAAACTATGGCAGAAAACGAAGTAAGACAGTTCAAACTCGCATCAGGTGAAGAAATCGTCTGTGAAGTAATTCAATGGAATAACGAAGAAGAACTAGAACTTGTCGTGAGGAAGGCCATGAAACTTGTGATGGGCGAAATGGAGACTGGTGTTCGTTACTACTCGTTCCGTCCGTGGATGGTCTATCAAGAAAATCCTGATGACCTTCTAGTCCTCAATGGCAATCATGTTATTGGTATTGCACAACCGCCTGTGTCACTTATCTCACAGTATGATGAAGCGGTAGATGATATGGCAAAGATGTGGGAACAACGCAACAAAGAATATCTACAGAGTCGGGGAGACGAACCCTTCGAAGATATTGATAGTGTAAATAAGATGACACGACAAGTATTGGAAGAAGCCAGTAAACTTGAAGAGTATGTTGAAAAAATTTCGGGTGACTCCGATGATAATATTATACAGTTTGACCCGTCCAAGAGGACTCTACACTAAATGTTAACTCTTCGTAATGATGATAATGAATATATCTTTGTAACGACATTAGATGATGAAGATATGAACTCATCAATAGTGAATCGCATTGATGAGTTGGGTGATGCAATGAATCATACCACTAATGTGAAAGCTGATTGCACATTAGGAAATATGCATGAGGTTTATCCAGAATTCGAAAAACTATCCCAACTCGTTCTCAAGTCCTGTCAAGATTTTACATATGACTTACAGACTGAACATCCTAACCATGTATTTCGTTACAATAATGAATGGTGGTATAATACATACATAGATACCCTTAGTTGTAATGTGATGTGGGGGACAAGATATAATAGTGGAGAAATTACAACGCCACATGACCACTGGCCAGCAACATTTGCTTTCACTTATTACATTAATCCTCCTGAAGATTGTTCAGGATTGATTTTTCCTAATATGGATTATGAATTAAAGGTTGAGAATGGAATGCTTGTTATTTTTAGAGGTCACATGATACACGAAACAGTTTCAAAACAATTTGAAGGACACAGGTATTGTGTCGCCGGAACTGTGGTATCCAACCCTTCCCAAAAGACATCTTAATTATAACACGGATTACAAGTTTTGTCAAGCACTTTTTTTAGTTGACATGAAGAGAAAATTGTAGTATAATGTTTACATAATGGAGTAAATTATGAAACCAAAAGATAGACCACACTATGTCAATAACGCAGAGTTTTCTCAGGCTGTTGTTGACTATTGCACTAAAGTAAAACATGCAAGAGAACGAGAAAAAGACTTACCAAAGGTTACGGATTACATTGCACAATGTTTTCTGAAAATCTCTGAAGGTCTGTCTCATAAGTCTAACTTTGTTCGATACACCTATCGTGAAGAGATGGTGATGGATGCTGTTGAGAACTGTCTCAAAGCAATCGAGAACTATGACATTGATAAAGCAACACGCACAGGTAAACCAAATGCGTTTGCATACTTCACACAGATTTCATGGTATGCTTTTCTACGCCGCATCGAGAAAGAAAAGAAACAACAAGATATCAAGATGAAGTATATTAACCAGTCTGGTATTGAGAACTTCCTTGATAATGAGTTGGGTGATGCTCAGTCTGCCTCTGTCGCACAAGCATTTGTTGACCAACTCCGTATTCGGATTGATGAAATCAAAGAGAAAGACTCTGAGTGGAAAGAGGTTGTCAAGAAGGAACGCAAGAAACGCACGGTCAAAGTTGACTCTGACTTGAGTGATTTTATTTCAGATTAGGAGGGTTGGCTGAGTGGTTGAAAGCACTGGTCTTGAAAACCAGCAAGGGTTCACGCCCTTCGAGAGTTCGAATCTCTCACCCTCCGCCACATTATTCCACCTTAGCTCAGTTGGTAGAGCGGATGACTGTTAATCATTAGGTCGCTGGTTCGAGCCCAGCAGGTGGAGCCAATCTTTTTACTTGACATTGTATGTCGTATTTGGTATAATATAAAAATGAAAAAGTTATCTTATCACGGGAAGACCCTAGAACAAGCGCGATGGGTTGTCGAGTATTTCGGCACACCTGAGAAACGTGAGTTATATAAAGACAATAAGTCTTACCAAGAGTGGATAGAAGAGAGTAGAACAATCATTGAGTCAGAGAGGTTAAGTTACTGATGGATAAAGAGAAGAGAGTTACAGTTCGTAAAGAACGTAAGAAGGCAATCAAACTACAGAATAGTAGTGCCGTAAAACTAAGCATGGCCGAAGCACTTAGGAGAGTTCGCAATGCAGATAGCGATTCTTAATGATACGCACTGCGGTATTCGCAACTCCTCTGACATCTTTATGGATTACCAAGAACAGTTCTATCGGGACGTGTTCTTTCCCTATCTGTTAGAGAACGATATCAAACACATTCTGCACTTGGGTGATTACTACGACAATCGTAAGACAATCAACTTCAAGGCACTGCAACACAATCGCAAAATCTTTCTAGAACCTTTGCGTCAATATGGTATCACGATGGACATCATCATCGGTAACCATGACATGTATTATAAGAACACGACTGAACTGAATGCTCTCAAAGAGTTACAGGGTCACTATATGAATGAGGTCAATCTTATTCTCAAACCAAAGGTCATGGACTATGATGGTTTGAAGATTGGGCTTGTTCCGTGGATTTGTCCTGATAATGAAAAGGAGTCCGTAGAGTTCATTAAGACTTGTAAGGTAGACTTCATTGGCGCACACCTAGAACTACAAGGGTTTGAAATGCAGAAGGGTATGCCATGTCAAGATGGTATGTCTCCAAAACTGTTTGACCGTTTTGAGTCAGTTCTCTCTGGTCACTTCCATGCCAAGTCATCACAGGGTAACATTCACTATCTGGGAAGTCAGATGGAGTTCTTCTGGAACGACTGCAACGATGACAAGTATTTCCACATTCTCGATACGGAAACAAGAGAAGTGACTGCGGTGCGTAACCCAATCACAATCTATGAGAAGATTTACTACGACCACGAGAACATGAACAAGTTCAAAGACCTCAAGTATTTGGACAACAAGTTCGTCAAGGTCATTGTCACCAACAAGGGTGACCCCTATGAGTTTGAACGGTTCATTGACCGTGTGCAGGCTCAGAAGATACACGAACTGAAAATTCAAGAGGACTTCAAAGAGTTCATCGGAGAAAATGTCGGGGACGAAGAGATTTCGCTTGACGATACTGAAACAATCGTGTATAATTATATTGATGCTGTTAATACAGACCTAGATAAGGGTAGGATTAAGAAAGAGATATCTGACCTTATGATGGAAGCACAGACAATGGAGATTGTGTAATGGGTCTAGGATTTAGTGATGGATTTGCTTTCTGGGAACACTATTGTAAAGTGCAGAAAGACATAATGGGATTTGAGAAAGGGACACCGTGCGACTGGTGCGGTCTTACAGAAGATGATACATTTCGAGAAACTGAGATTCAAGAACTTCCTATCGACGGGAAATAATTTTACAGAGATTGAATTCGATACTTCCCCTACCACACTCGTGGTGGGTCAAAACGGTGCGGGTAAGTCTACCATGTTAGACGCTCTCTCCTTTGGTTTATTTGGTAAGCCGCACCGTAAGATTTCGAAACCACAACTCGTCAACTCCATCAACAACAAGGGGACGTTGGTCGAGGTTGAGTTTCGGATTGGTTCACAAAATTACAAAGTTGTCCGTGGCATCAAACCAGCAAAGTTTGAGATATGGGTCAATGGTAATATGGTGAACCAGAATTCTCATGCACGGGAATATCAAACGATGCTAGAGAATAACATTATCAAGTTGAACCACAAGTCCTTCCATCAAATTGTGGTTCTGGGGTCTTCATCCTTCGTGCCTTTCATGCAACTTACCTCTCAAGCTCGGCGTGATGTGATTGAAGACCTACTTGATATCAACGTGTTCAGTAAGATGAACGGGTTGTTGAAGGAGCGAATGTCTATCCTGAAAGACAAGATTAGTGATAATGCTCATGAACTGAGTATGGTAGAGACGAAGATTAACGCACAGAAAAAGTATCTTCGAGACCTGAGTGAAATAACTGCACAGCAGAAAAAAGAGAAACTCGACACAATCAAATCTTTGCAGGAAGACATTCGTGTCCTGAACGAATCGAATGAGGAACTGACAAGTGAAATCACTGAGAAGACCCCAAGTGTCAATGAAGGAACAACTAAGGTATCTAAGGATATTGCCTCCATTGACCAATACATGGCGCAGTTCAAAACACAACAAAAAGAAGTTGTCAAGCAGGCGAAGTTTTTCCAAGAGAACGATACATGTCCGACATGCGAACAAGATATTGATGAGACAACGAAGAACTATCATCTTGACAAATGTAAAACCAAAGCGGGGACTATTAAAAACGCACTCGACATGGGTGAAGCCCAAAGAGAAACTCTACTCGCGCAACAAGAAGAGTTGCAAACAAAGATGGACAGTATACGGGAATGGCAATCAAAGGTCAATGCAAATGCTCAAGAGATTGGGTCAATTAACCGAACCATTGATGTCATTAACACTGAACTCACTGTATTGTCTGAAGAGAGAGGTGACCTCAGTGAAGCGAATACTGAACTGGAAACACTCCGTGTAGAGAAAGAGGGACTGCAAGACGAGAAGTATAAACTATCGGAACAGAGTTCCTACTATCGGGTCAGTGCAGAGATGTTGAAGGACACTGGTATCAAGACCAAGATTATCAAACAGTATATTCCTGTCATCAACAAACTGACCAACGAGTATCTCAACATCCTTGACTTCTTTGTCCACTTCAATTTGGATGAGGCATTTGAGGAAACCATTCGGTCACGACATCGTGACGCATTCTCCTACGACTCATTCTCTGAGGGTGAGAAACAACGGATTGACTTGTCGTTGTTGTTCACATGGAGACAGATTGCCAAGATGAAGAACTCTGTGGCAACCAACCTACTGGTGTTGGACGAAACCTTCGACTCATCACTGGATGAGGACGGTATCGAGAACCTGATGAAGATTATTGCGACTGTCGCAGAAGACACCAATGTCTTTGTCATATCTCACAAGTCTGAGTTGGAAGATGCAGCATTCCAACGCAAGATAGAATTTGTCAAAGAAAAAAACTTCTCGAAGTTAAAAGCTGCTTGACATTATACGTCAACTATGTTATAGTATAAACACACTGAAACATGAAAGGTTATTATTATGGAACTAACTGATACTACATTAAACATTTTGAAAAACTATGCAACCATTAATCCGAACATTGTGATTACTGAAGGTAACACACTGAAGACTATTTCGGTTGCGCGTAACGTGTTGTCCTCTGCTGAGACAACCGAATCCTTCCCACAGACATTTGGCATCTACGACTTGAATGAGTTTCTGAATGTCCTGTCTCTGGTTGACGAACCCCGTCTGAAGTTTGAGACTGACTACGTTGTGGTCGGTGACTCTACGGGTCGTTCATCGGTGAAGTATTTCTTCTCTGACCCTGAGATGTTGACATCGCCAGGCCGTAACATTGACATGCCAGAAGCGGAAGTTAAATTCACCCTAGATACTGACACATTGAGTAAAGTAAAACGTGCCGCCGCTGCACTGGGTCATGAGAATATCTCGGTCACCCCTGCAACTGGTGCGGTCTGTCTGACTGTCACTGACACCGAAGACAGAACTTCCAATACCTTCTCTATTGAAGTAGAGGGGACATATCCAGAAGGAGTTGACTTCAACTTCGTTCTGAATGTTGGTAATGTAAAAGTTATTAACGAAGACTATGATGTTGAGGTTTCATCTAAACTAATCTCTAAATTCACGAGTAAACAGTCACCGACTGAATACTTTATTGCACTTGAAAAATCATCAACATATGGAGCATAATGATGGCAAAAGATAAAACACCGCAAGAAGACCATACCGCAATTTACGAACTTGGTAATCGTGTCGCTCGTTCTACTGTCGCCGTGGTTGATACTGTCGTTCAGCGCGGCGGTTTCAAAGGTGAAGAACTTTCGACCATTGGCCAGTTGCGTGACCAAGCGGTGCAAATCGTTCAAATCTGTGAGGAGTATCAATCTTCTCAGAGTTTGGATGAAGACGAAGAATAAGTCTAGGCGTCTCCTTTCCGCCGACTTATGGGGTGGAGTGAGCGTCTCCTTTCCGCTCACTCCACTTTTTTCTTGACAAACACATTATAATGTGTTACTATTGTTTTTTATTATGGAGAAAGTATGAGTAATGAATTCCTCTGGGTCGAGAAGTATCGCCCTAAAACCGTCCAAGAAACTATCCTACCAAGTGAACTGAAAGAGACCTTTCAGAAGATTGTTGACTCTGGTGAGATACCCAACATGTTATTCACGGGGACTGCTGGTCTGGGTAAGACCACGGTTGCTCGTGCAATCTGTAATGAACTGGGTCTGGATTATATTGTAATCAATGGTTCGGAAGAAGGTAATATCGACACCCTGCGTGGTAAGATTAAACAGTTCGCATCATCTGTCTCTCTGTCAGGTGGATACAAAGTTGTTATCCTTGACGAGGCAGACTACCTCAATCCCCAATCTACACAACCAGCCCTGCGTGGGTTCATCGAAGAGTTCTCACAGAACTGTCGGTTCATTCTGACATGTAACTTCAAGAACCGTGTCATCGAACCCCTACACTCACGGTGCGGTGTGTATGAGTTCAACGTCAAAACCAATCAAGACCGTGCGACACTGGGACAACAGTTCTTCCAACGGTGTCGTGACATCCTCGTCAAAGAGGATGTTGAGTTCAATGGTAAGGTCGTTGCTAATCTGGTGATGAAACACTTCCCCGACTTTCGTAGAGGTCTGAACGAACTGCAACGAGGCAGTATCGGTGGTAGTATCACCACTGAGGTTATCGTTGAGGACAACAGTAAATACAGTGACCTGTATAAACATTTGAAGGATAAAGACTTCAAGAAGATGCGTCAGTGGGTCGTAAACAATATCGACCTTGAACCCGCATCAATCTTC